GTAAGGTGTTTCAATTAGCACAATATCTTTTACACTATCCGTTCTATGATAAGTTAATATTAGATTGGCACACTTATACAGGTGCGCTTGGGGTTAGATTGTTTGTGGTAACTCCTGATATATCAAATGGCACTGAAGGTGTAGTCTTTAAAAGAGAGACAGAGACTCGATTCAACAATAAAGTAATGTCGGGTAGCTTATGTCTACTCGGAACAAATATTGGTGGCACATCTACAACGGAATCGATTTAAATCATCATAAATAGATTTAAGGGATTTACAAAAGATAAAAATCCGGTATAATATTAAAGACCTTTTTGGGAAGGATAGAATACATTGGCTACCCGTACATTTTCTCAAGAGACGAATGTCTTATCTGGGAGCAGTATTACATCATCTCGTTCTAGAGATTATAAAGATATAGATCTATCATTCCTTACGAATGACTATGGAGATGTGTATAAAAAGATTGATGCTGCTGCAGTAAAACAATCATTAAAGAATTTAATATTAACTGACTATGCAGAGAAGCCTTTTAATTATTACTTTGGATCAGATATAAGAGGATTACTCTTTGAACTTTTTGATGCTGGTACCGAAGGCGATGTACAATATAGGATTCAAAACGCAATTGATAACTGGGAGCCAAGAGCACAGGTAATTAATATTACGGTAAAGGCTCTTGATGAAGAGAACGCATTAGATATTCAACTTACTTTTAGGGTTATTAATACGACAGAAACAATTACCCTTAATACAACTCTTTCGAGGCTAAGATAAGATGGTAACAAACGTACAATCTACACAATTAGATTTCCAAACTATTCGAGAAAATCTAAAAACATATTTTGCTCAGAGTGATCAGTTCTCTGATTATGACTTCGAGGCATCGGGTCTTTCAAATATCTTAGACGTCTTAGCTTGGAACACCCACTTTAATGCTCTGACTGCGAATATGGCGATTAACGAGTCTTTCCTCGAGACTGCTCAACTTCGTGCGTCCGTGCTTACGCATGCGCACTCGCTCGGGTACTTCCCAAGATCCAAAAGATCTGCTATAGCAAATGTTCAACTTGTAGCAGATCTAAGTTCTTATTCCGGTGTACGACCCGCTACCGTGACTTTACCTTCAGGCTATACATTAACGGCAACTGTTGATTCTCAAACATACACTTTTCAAACAAGATCCTCACTGACTGCGATTGATGACGGTACAGGTTTCTATTCATTTAAAGATGAAGAAGGTTCTACTACTGTTCCGATCTACGAAGGTACAGAGACCATTAGAAACTTTCTAGTTCCTTCAGGTTTAGATAAAAAGTTGTACGTGATTGCTGATCCGAATATGGATACTACAAGTGTCGTGATCAAGGTGTATCAAAATCAGGACAGTACTTCATACGAGTATTATACTGACATTAACCGAGCCATTCGCATCACGGAAGATTCTCGATACTATCTTTTAAAAGAATCTCCGAATGGTTACTATGAATTACAATTTAGTGATGCTTTAGACATTGGTCGTTCACCTGATCCTGGTAGTAGAATTGAGGTAAATTATCTATCAACAGCAGGTGGTGATGCTAACCGTGCTTCAAGATTTACAGGATCAAATTATACTGTAGACGGTCAGAATTTTAATATCGTATGCACTACTTTAAATAACTCATCTGGTGGATCAGATCCGGAATCAATTGAATCAATCCGCTTTAACGCTCCATTGGTCTATTCATCACAAAAACGTGTTGTTACACCAGATGACTATAACGCTCTTATACGTTCAAACTATCCGAATATTGATGATGTGATTACATGGGGTGGACAGGATAATGATCCGATCGACTATTCTTCCGTTTACATCTGTATCAAATATCCCGATGATACACCTGAAGACACCAAACAGCAAACGGAGATTGCAATATCATCAGACGTTGTAGGTGCTCTTGGAATAAGCGGTATAGAACCAAAGTTTGTCAGACCGATATATACATCCGTAGCACTTGAGATTCGGTATGACTTTAACCCAAACCTATCAGGTATTAGTAACACCGCTCAGAATACTCAGATCCTTGAAACTACATCACAATACTTTGATGATAACGTAGAAAGATTTAATGGATCATTCAGGGCTTCTGCACTATTATCGGTCATTGATAATCTTTCTACAGCTATCCTTGGTAACCATATTGATCTAAAAATCGGACAGACAATTGAACCGGTACTTAATCAATCAAAAGCATATACTGTTTTATTCCCTGTACCCCTTGCTATTCCTGATGCTGATGATCATATAATTACATCATCTCGTTTCACCTATCAAGGTCAGATTTGTACGATTAAGAATCAGCTTGGCACGAATAATCTACAAGTCGTCAACCCGAGTGGTAAAGTTCTAGTTACAAGTATTGGTTCATATGATTCAGGAAGTGGAAGGGTTTCAATTGTAAATCTTAATCCTGAATCGATTATAGGTAATACTAACACGATAAAAATTAAAGCTATTACATCGGATCAAGGTACTATTCGTCCGTTAAGGAATTATATTTTACAGTTTGATAATGATGACAGCTTTGCAAGAGCAACAATTGATTATGGACAAACTCGGGTTACGTTATAATGTCTTCAAGAAGTTTATTCGAATATAATAGAAGGAATCCGAATCTTAGGAAATCTAAGATTCGTGAGGTTTTACCTGGGTACTACTCTGAGGAATATCCTGCTCTTATTAATTTTTTAGAAACTTATTATGAAGCACTAGATAATCCGAACGAATTAATAAATACACTTGAATACGAATTACTTTCTCTTCGAGATCTAGATGAGATTAATCTACAATATATTGATAGACTTTTTTATGAAATAGCAAATGGTGCTGGTGCTAGATATTTTACTAATCCAAGATTAATCGGTAAGTTATTTAACCTCCTTTTACAAAATAAGGGTAACGAGTTTTCTACCAATCTTTTCTTTGAATTCTTTTTCTCTGAAAATGTTGATATCATCTATCCCAAAAATAATATATTAAAAACCTTTTCTGGTGACTCTTCTAAATTAGAAGAAGCGAAGATTGGTGTCGAAAGCCTAAGATATATTCAAGATGGTTTAAAGTATCAGTTACTCTCGATCGCACTCAGATCCGGAAAAGGTATTAACGAATGGGGAGATCTTTATAAAAGATTCGTCCATCCAGCCGGTTACTACCTATCCTCAGAGATCGGCATCGAAACTACTGCATCATTAAATATAACAGGTCAAAGTTTTATCAATGAACCGTTCTCTTATCAAATCACTATCGAGCCAGGTATAGTAGGAGGTGATAGTGCTGGTGGCGGGTTTGGCATAGATGAAAGATCTAGACTTATAGTAACGAATGCAGGATTTTCTGAATTCGCCAGTCAGTACCAAGATGACAGTGATAATTATTTCTACTTCAGTTTGAATGAAACTGTAAAGAAGTATGATGACGCTTTAATTGGATACATCGACAGTCATTACGATGACTTTAAAGATTTCAATAAGCTAACCTCTCATACATTTGACGAAGACAGCGGACAGTTATCGAATAAATTCCTAGAGCTAAGTACAGATCTAGAAACAATGGATAATGCAACTGCACTATCTACGTTTACCGCTGCTGCTCTTGCGGATATCCAAACTATCAGTCCGTTCGAATTCCAAGCCACATATGGTGGCGCTTACTTCCAGATGTCTGATATGTATACCTCAATCGGCGGTGATTCAGCAAATAATGACTCAGATCTAATCGCTTGGGCGTTTGACGCAGAGGCCACAGGTAAGCTCGGTGATGTCTGAATTTAACGCAGACTACCTCTTATTTCTGATATAAATAAAAGTAAAGAATTTCTAAATTAGGTGGAAAATGACTAGACAGACCCTTAATACTGGCTCCTCTGCAAATGATGGAACGGGTGATACGCTAAGACAGGCCGCAATTAAGATTAATTCTAACTTCCAAGAAATCTATAACTTCTTGGGAGGTACTACTGACAATCTTTCTACTAATGTAAGTCTGGAAAATAATACTGTAGATTTTACCGGAACTAGTTTTAGTACATCTCTTGGAAAAATAGATCCGTCGGCAGATAGAACCATTAATCTACCAAATGCAACTGGTACGATTTCATTAATAGATAACACTGAGACTCTTACGAACAAGACTCTCCAGGATCCAAATATTCAAGACTCAAACTCTGCTGACTTTCTTATCTTCTCTGGAAGCGGATCAGCAGTAAACGAGATCACAGTTTCAAATGCAAATACTGGCGGGTCTCCGTCATTTATTGCTTCAGGTGACGACGCTGAGATTAATCTACAGCTTCAGGGTAAAGGTAACGGATCGGTAAATTCCGAAAAGCTTTCTCTCGGTAATGAAACAATTACTGCAGATGGAAGCTCAGTTTCTACAACGAAATCATTTACTATCTTTAACTCCGGCACTGCATTACCTAATATTACTTTAACGGACGGTCAAGTTGTTGGAGAGATTAAAAACTTTGTTAATCAAGGTGCAGGTGCAGTTACGATGACACCTGCATCGTTCACTCAAGGAACCTCTATTACTATAACAACCTACGGTTCTTTAACAATGATTTGGGATGGATCGAATTGGTATGTTACTGGAACATCACCAACAGCGGTATCGATTAGCTAATAGGAATTAAAATGACTGCAATTATTACAGATAAACTAAGAAGAACCTTTATTGACACCCTTGTAGATAATATATTAGGATCTTCTGATAACTATTATATAGCTGTTGGTAGATCGGAAGTTTGGAACGATTCAGACATTGATCCTACACCATTAAATAGTGACGAAGATATTGAAAAATTTAGACATTCTATGCAGTCTATTAAATCTGCAGAGAATGTCTCTCGTTCAGTGCCAAGAGTAAACTGGTCAACTGGTACGATATATCAAGGATATGATGACGCTTCTGTTGGTCATCCTACTATTCCTTTCTATGTGATTACAGATGAATTCAATGTTTACGTATGTGTAGATGGTGCTAAGAACGCTGACGGTACTCGTAAGATTTCTACGATTAAACCTACAGGTCAAAGTACAAATATCATTACATTAGCCGATGGCTATACCTGGAAGTTCTTATATTCTATTCCTACGAACACTGCTGTTAGATATCTTTCCTCTAACTTTATGCCAGTTAAACTTGTAGACTCTGCCGACGCTGCAGTCGATTTCTCTGATGATATTCAATACAGCGTTCAAACAAATGCTATTGATGGTCAAGTTCTGAACTTCCGCGTTGATGATGGTGGCAGCGGCTACACATCAGCTCCAACGGTAGAGATTACAGGAGACGGTGTAGGTGCTGCTGGAACAGCTACGATCAACACCTCTACAGGTGAAGTTGTTAAAGTAGATGTAACTTCAAGAGGAACTGGATACGGTAAAATCTCAGTTAAGCTTACTGGAGGTGGTGGTTCTGGCGCATCGGTTCGTGGCGTACTTTCTCCAAATGGTGGATTAGGTTCAAACCCTATTATAGATCTAAAATCTACTGCTCTTATGTTCAACGTAAAACCTTCAGGTACAGAAAGTGGTAACTGGATCGTGAATAACGACTTCCGTCAAGTTGCTATTCTTAAAAATCCTGAAGCTTATAATGGTAGTCTTTTCACAGACGAAATCGGTCTAGCACTCAAAAAATTCCGTATGAATTCTATTTCAGATGCATCTGATTTTGAATTCGATCAAGAGATAACAGGAACTATTTCACAAAGTAAAGCAATCATTGATTATATTGACTCTGATACCATTTACTTCCACCAAACATTGGAAACCGGCTTCGGATCTTTTGACTCCGATGTAGGATCCACTATTACTGGGGTTGGTTCAAGCGGCGTTATAGCTGAGATTATAGATAATACAAATGACGTCAACAACCTATCAGGTGAAATTCTATATTTAGAAAATAGAGCACCAATCTTGAGAGACGCACAACAAACCGAAGATATCAAAGTGATTCTACAACTTTAAGGCTAAAAAAATATGGCTTCACCACTTATTCAAAATATATTCTCTAACGTTTATAAAGATGATTTCCGCGATAGTGCAAACTATCATCGTATTCTTTTTAATTCCGGTAGAGCTGTACAGGCAAGAGAACTTACTCAAATGCAGACCATCATCCAAAGGGAGATGGAAAGATTTGGTAATAATATCTTTAAAGATGGTGCAGCGGTAAATCCTGTACAGAACGTTTACATTAATAATAAATTTGATTTTGTTAAAATCCAAAACACTGGATTGACAGCTTCTGCTATTATCGGATTTACCCTTACAGGTGCCACATCAGGAGCAGTTGCAAAAGTAGTAGATTACATTGCACCTGAAGATGGTGATCCTGCAACTTTATATGTCACTTACTCTTCCGGTGGTGGTATTAATGGTGACTCACGCTTCAGAACTGGTGAAACTTTAACCGGTGGACCAATCTCCATCTATGTTCAAAGCACTAATACCACTGACAATCCATCTATAGGTTATGCTACAAAGGCATCGGTTCAAACAGGTGCATTCTTTGTCAAGGGACACTTCGTTCAATCGAATCCACAGTCAATCATCGTAAGTAAATATTCTTCAACACCTACAGAGATAGTTGGATTTAGAGTAACAGAAACTGCTCACACAGTACTCGATGATACAACTCTTTATGATAACTCTCAGGATAATTACAATCTAACTGCTCCCGGTGCTGACAGATATAAGATTTCTCTTGATTTAGTTACTCAGACTGAAGCAGCAGCAAATGATTGGGATTTTGTATTCCTTGCAAATATTGTAGGTGGTGATGTTGTTCAGATCAACGATGGCGCTGATGGTTATAATAGAATTCTTGACGTCATGGCTCAAAGAACAAAAGAGGAGTCAGGCAATTATACTGTTCGCCCGTTCACTTCTTTCTTCCAGGAAGATAGTGCTAATACACACCTAATACTAAATGTTGCTGGGGGTGTTGGATACGTTAATGGCTACCGTGCATCGCCTGGTCCGAATAAAATCAGAGTACCGAAGCCGACTGATACCGAAGTAAGAGCAGATGAGGCAATCTCTGCAACTTATGGTAACTGGGTAGAGGTTGACACTATGTTAGGAGACAGTGGGTTTCCTGATGTTACAAACCTAACAACTGTTAATTTAAGATCTGCTACTACTCATGGCGGCAGCACTATTGGTACTGCAAGAGTGAGATCAGTTGAGCCTGTTGGGTCAAATTATAAGGTCTATCTCTTTGATATTCAGATGAATACGAGTCAGGACTTTAGAAGTACAAGATCTATCGGTACAAGTACGACCAACTATGCAGACGTAGTATTACAGAATGGCAATGCTGTGCTTGAAGGAATTCAAGATGCGAACCTATTCTTTCCTTTACCTTATACCCGACCTGAATCGATCGAAGCCGCGGCAGCTTATTACACTTATTCCACACTTAGAAACTTTACTGCTACTACAACAAGTGGTAATGCTACTATCAGTGCGAATGCTGGTGAGACCTTTGATAACACGAATTCATGGATCGTATTTGATGATACAACTGGCGCGGTTATCTCGAGTCCTACAATCACTCTTACAGGAAGTCCAGTAGGAAACTCTGCTGATATTAGTGCAGGAAACGGCAGTAACGGTATACGTGTTGTTGCTATCTTGCAAAAAGGTGGATCTGGTGACGGTAACGCCTATAAGACTAAAACTCTTACCAATACTACTGTAACATCTACAGTTACATCAGACTCTGAAGGAACTTGGATCTCACTTGAAAATGCTGATATCTATAACGTCACTCGCATCACTGCTGTTGATTCCGATGGCCCAGATCTATCGAGCAGATTCTATCTTGATAACGGTCAGAGGGATAACTTCTATGGCGTAGGTAAGATTCGCCTAAATCCTGGTCAAGTTGCTCCTGTAACTGACGTATTCGTAAGATTTAATCACTTTGCTCACTCTGGTGATGGCGACTTCTTCTGCGTTAGCTCTTATCCAGTTGGAACAGGTTCAGGTCAGATCCTTTACTCAGAGATCCCATCATATAGACAAACAAATGGTGAAAGAGTTGAGCTAAGAGACGTTCTTGACTTCCGTCCAAGAAAAGATAATACCAACGCAAACTTTACTGGCACAGGATCCAGCTCATCTGAGATTCCGCCAAATACAGATCTTATTACAGTTACCCCGACTTACTATCTTCCGAGAAGGGATGCACTAGTACTTCAGGATAACGGTGACCTTGCGTACCTAACAGGAACATCGAACTTTAACCCACAGTATCCGAAGATTCCTGATAACTCTATGCAGCTCTATAGCTTCCAACTAGAGCCGAATACGCTGAATCCGAAAGATCTTCAGTCACGTCACTATGACAACAGAAGATACACGATGAGGGATATCGGAAAGCTTCATCATAAGATTAATAAGGTAGAGGAGTTAGCTACTCTTAGCCTACTAGATCTTGAGGCTTCTACTCTTGAGGTTCTCGATGGTAGCGGTAATCCAAGAACAAAGGCAGGATTCCTTACAGACGACTTTAAGGATCACAGAGCTTCAAACGTTGATGATTTAGAATTCAGAGCTTCTATTGATCCTACCCAAGGTATTATGAGACCTGGTTATAGACAGAAGAACGTTCCACTAATCATCGACTCTGATGCATCACTATTAGCAAATACTGTTCTAAGATCAGACTATATTCTTCTTGACTATACATCAACGTTGATGCTTGAACAACCAATTGCTTCTCGTATCCAAAACATCAACCCATTCACTGTTATTAATTATAACGGCACTCTTATAATGTCACCATCTGGTGATGAAGCTGGAGACGACGATTCAATTAGGCTTAGAGTTGATGGAAGAGACGAGATTGGTATCGAAACATTCTTAAACAATATTCTCGGTCAAGATGATACTCGTGAGGTTCTAAGACAGCTTGAGAATAATCCTGAGTTTGGTGGACGTGCAGCATTCGTCCGTCAGAGAATTTCTCTAAACGATGCAAACAACTTTACGAGTGCAGGTAGCCTAGAGGATGCGATTTCTACACTTCCGCCGAACACTTCTCAAATCCTTGCATCTGTGTTTGATAATATTAATCCGACATGGAGAGAATATGCTTGGGGTTGGGCAGGTATCGAAAGCAGAGAAACTGAGGAACAGCTTCTCAACGGTGGTATACCAACTACATCTGAAAGCACATTTGGTAGATTTGCTACTCGATTGTTTATCCCGCGTATACGCTCTCGCGAAGTACGATTCCACGCAAAGGGTCTGAAACCGAATACTATCCACTATCCGTTCTTTGATGGTATACGTGTTGATTCTTACGTAGTACAACTTAGCAGACTCGGACTCAATGCACAATACTGGGATCACGAAAGATGGTGGTGGTCCAACCGCAGAACATGGGTGTGGCCAGGTTGGGATTCACGTCTGTTCTTCAGGAGACGTTGGTGGAGATGGCACCCATATTGGCAAGACACACAGCCTTCTGTAACTCAGAGGCGCCTCGTCTCGGATGAAAACGGTGAGATAAAGGGATCATTCATGATTCCAAATAATAACGAGGATGTTTTCTTTGCCGGTGAAAGAACATTCTCTCTTTATGATATTACTGAAGAAGATCTACTTAACTCTACATCAAGAGCTTCAACTGTATATACGGTTGAAGGTACGAACTCTGTTAGAATAGAAGGGAATAGGAGCGGCCGCGGAAGATCTTCTTATGGTCTAGGTCTATTCCTTATATTTGCCTTTGACCCTGTTGCTCAGGCATTCAGAGTAGAGAATCCTTCAGGTGCATATATTACAAAGATCAGAGTGTACTTCCAATCAAAAGATACTGTAAACAACATTCCTGTAGATTGTGAGATTCGCCCGATGGTGAATGGATATCCTGCAGCAGAAGAGATTGTTGAAGGTGGATTTAAACAGCTGCAGGCATCAGAAGTAAATGTTTCTGACGATGCATCCGCTGCTACAGACTTCGTATTCGACGTTCCAGTTTACCTTGAGGGTAACAAAGAGTACGCATTCGTTCTCAGAGCAGCGACAGATGCTTATAACGTCTGGACAGCTAAGATGGGTGACTTCATTCTTGGTAGAACTGATAAGAAAGTTTCAAAGCAACCTTCTCTGGGAGCTTTCTTCGTATCATCAAATGGTACAACTTGGAACGGTATTCACGATCAAGATATTACATTCCAGATCGAAAGAGCAGAGTTCGAGACAAGTGGCTCGGTCATTATGCACAATGATGTAATTGTTCCGAAACTTATTCCTGAGAATCCGTTCTTATTCGATTCTGGAAGTGATATCGTAAGAGTCATTCATCCGAACCATGGTCTACAAGTTGGCGATGATATATCATTCCCAGGCGTAGACTCTTCACTTAGCTATCCGCTTTCAAATGCTTCAGTACTTGCTGGAATGTTCGATGTTAAGAAAGTTGATAACACTGGTTATCACATTCAGATCAGTGAGAACGCTACGGGTAATGCAAGATCCGGTGGTTCTAATGTTCAGGCTCCTGATAATGCCGTAATGGATGAGATGTATCCGTCAATCGAGGTATTTACACCTTCAAAGACAAATACGTCTATGCAGGGTAAATTTACATACGGTCTATCTCTCGCGGGCGCATCCGGATCAGAAGGACACGGTACAACATACAATCTAGAAGCAGATTACACTCATAACTTGGTACCATTTGAAGCTTATAAGTTTGATGCTCCAAGAGTAATCGTATCAGAAAAGCTAGAGGAAGATATAGAGCATCCGGATAACACTGCGTTTATTAAGGTAAATCTGACCACTACTTCGGATTGGGTATCGCCAATCGTATCAGCATCAAGAGCTTCTATTACAACCATTAGTAATATTATTGATAATCAGGATTCTGCAGATGACGTATCGCCTTTCAATAATCCTCTAAGCTTTATCTCAGAGACCGATCCATTTGGTGGTACTTCAGCTGCTAAGTATGTAACAAAACCAGTTACAATTGAAGAACCAGCAAAAGGACTTAAGGTCATTCTTTCTGCAAATAGACCGAAAGCTGCAAGCTTCGATCTCTATTACAAGATTGTTAGCGGTGACGGAAATCTAAATGAAACAGCATGGGTTTACCACGATCCTGATACTGAAGTACCGTTCGATGAGGATCCTACTAAGTTTAGAGAGTATCGCTACACAATTGGTGGCGTAGGTGGAACACTCGACGAATTCACAACGTTTCAGATTAAGATCGTTATGAATAGTTCTAACAGCTCTCGAGTCCCAGTCTTCAAAGACTTCAGAGCAATTGCTTTAACGGTGTAATATGAAAGTAAAAGGTCATAATAACCTTTTGAAAGACTTCGCATCAGGTGCAGTTGTAAATACTGATATATCATCAATGAGGGCGGCAAGGGAAAGACGTGCCGCCCAATTACAAGAAAAAGAAAGATTCAATAATCTAGAAAAAGAAGTGAGCGACATTAAAATTCTTCTAGAAAAAATAATAGGAAAGTTAAATGACTGAAATTGCCATTAATAATACTATCGATTATTGGAGACTCCAATATAATACGCTGCAAGCGGATGTTACGACTTTAACAGGTCGTGTCAATGATCTAATTGGTGATCCCGATATTCCTGGTGATACCGGAACTATTGATGGTGACGCTAAAAGCAATTTCTCTTCCGCAAATGCTGCTATTTTATATGATGTCAATACAGGTGTATTCACACATACTACTGGCGGTGGAACAACCGTAAATAATAGTAATGGTGTAGTGGTTCAGGATATCGGATTAGACGATTGGGGTCACGTTTCATCCATCGGTTCTGTTGATCTTGATAATAGATATATGAGACCGGACGTGGTGGTAACAAAAACTTCTGGCGATATCACATTAAATGACAATATTGCATTAAACATTGGTTCAGGAGATGATGCAGAGCTTTTCCACGATGGAGCAAATCTCTATCTTGATCTAAATAATGATGATAACATGTACATCCGTGATGGAAATAGTGGTAACGCTACCCGTTTTACTTTTTCGGTATCAAATGGTAACTTTACTGCAACAGGAAACGTAACAGCTTATTCGGATTTAAGATTAAAAAGTAATGTAGAAAAAATTACAGATGCTGTTAAAAAAGTACAAAGTCTAAACGGCGTAGTCTTTGATAGACTAGAAGAAAGTTTAGATCAACGTGGAACCGGGTTAATTGCACAAGAGGTGCTAGCAGTATTACCAGAGGCTGTAGTCGAGGATGAGAACGGATATCTTTCAGTTGCTTATGGTAACCTTGTTGGTCTGCTTGTAGAATCTATTAAAGAATTGAAATCAGAAATAGAAGAGCTCAAAGGTAGTCAGTAATGACACTACAAACATCTGGACCAATCTCTATAGCAGATATATCCAATGAATTCACTGGTGACTCTCGTCCTAACAGTTTAAGTGAATTCTATAGACGTGGGCCGAGGGTGCCTGATGCGCTTGATAACTTGGGAATTCCCATTAGCGGTACAATAAGCGTTGGTGATTTCTACGGCGGAAGAGGTCCATTGACCCTAGAATGGGAAATCATTGGTGGCGGTGGAGGCGGTGGAGGCGGCGATGACGCCCCGTACCAGTCAAACTTTCGCCCCGCAATCGCTCTGGATGGGCTTGGAGAGACCGGGGAACAATCTTATTTTAGAGTATTAGATTTCCCGAATGGATTGGATCAACCTTCTCAACTTGCTTTTGAAAGCGTTGTGAATGGTGGAACAGGTGGTATAAGCTTCGATATCAATGAGGGAACAGATCCCCATCCTAGAGGTACAGATGGTGAAGCAAGTTTTTATGGTCCAGGAGGATTGGGCGGTGATGGAAACCTTAACGGAGAGAATGCTCCTTCAGGATCATATGGTGCCGCCGGCGGCGGAGCAGGCGGGGATCGAAGCGGTTACGGCGATGCTGCAGGTCCATCAGGCAGAGGAGGATTTGCTGGTCAAAGAACTTCCGGTACTACCGTCGTAAAACCTGGATCAAGGGTTGAAGTTTTCGTAGGCAGGGGTGGCGGCGGTGACCAGGTAGGAACATATAACGGCGGTAACGGTAGACGTGGATACTTCAAGGGAACTATTGTAGAGACCGGACTAGTATTAGAACAGGCATCAACTGGTAATAAAGATTGGACAATATAATGATAGAAAGTTTCAACCAATATTCCCAGCATCTAGAAGATCTACCTGAAGCCCTAAGAAGCGGTATATACGAGATCGGATTTTCTTGGAAAGATGGGCTTGAAAGAATTGGGGTTCTTACACGAGACTCTAAAGTCTTTCATAACATATTAAAACATTTAAATTCAAAAGTAGATTACAATCTTGTACCCGGATCCATTTATCTAATGGAAGGTAAAAGATACGTATGTTCTATTGATCCTGAAGTAGAACCATTCAAGATTTATATTGATGAGGGTATAAAAAATCAATTGGTTGGATATAATATTTCGAATGGCGAGATATACGAAACCAAGACCTATACCAAATCTTTAGGAACTATAGAGGTTAAAAGATATCAGGATGATGGTACTTTTACGACTCAAGAAGAATTCCCAGTAGATCCAGATGACTGGCCAGGAAACCCTGGTATATTACAGACCGCCAAGGAAAACGACATATTGATGGATCTGATACATAGACCAGATCAGAATTTTTATTATTTAAGGATACGTTTTAATGCTACTCGAAAGCTTTGAACATTTATATGATGATTTAAAAAACTTAGACGATGAACTGAAATCAGATATTATAGAATTAATATTTTGTTTAAGAAACCACGTTTTAACTATTACACCATGCTTTTTAAGATTTGATCTTTTAAAAAAATATTTAATCGAAAAAGGTTTATTCGAATTATTAGAGAATATAATTGATCGTAATGCTGCTGGATATGGTATAGATCTGTCTGTTTTAAACGGCGTCTATAAGATCTACGTTTTACATAAAGAAGAAAAAAGAAATCAATATGGTGTAATTTCGGGTACAGGATATAATATAAGATTTGTTGATAATGAACCTGAGATATATGAAATCAAAGAATATATGAATGATCGAAGTTATGTTAGAATCTCGAAAGAGAATGATGATATAAAGATTGAAAAAAGTAAAGAAATATTATCTGATCGTTGTGACTGGAAAGGCCCAAAAGAGATATTAGATATCGTTCAAGAGAATCGATTTTGGGCAGTGTTATTAACAAAAGAGGATAAGAATCAATCCTATCTTCGTATTAGTCCTCTAAGGGGACTTGTGTAATTAAAGAGAATACATATGGCGCAATATGAAGAGATAACAATTGATCAAGGTGCAGATGCTACAATTGAACTCTATCTTTTAAATAAAGATGGAACAGAAAAGAATGTAACTGATCATACAGTTTCCGGTAAATTAAAGAAAACGTATAACACAAAAGACTCTGATTCCATTCCATTTAATACATCAATTGTTGATGGTGCAAATGGTATTATATCATTCGGATTAACAAACACTGAAACCGATGCATTAAAAGCCGGAAGATATGTTTATGATATAGAAATTTCTTATGACAGTGATGGTAATACAATCGTAGAAAGAATATTAGAAGGTATTATTACTGTTACTCCTTCTGTCACTCGATAATTATTTGTATAAATAGATAGAAAGAATCAAAAAGGTTTAAAACATGACAATATTTCACATGGGCTCAGAAATATTCGATCCTGGAAAAATAGGGTCAGGAATTACTTACGGGGAATATGGAGGCCTTGAGGGTGGCCCGTTAGGAAATATGTTAGTGAACGCCAGAACGTTTTTAAACTGTTACAGTGAAAACAATAGGAACGTTCTTTCCTTCTCGAATGACGCGGTGCTGGCGGTTACTTCCCCTAGTGGCCTTTGGATTCACTATAGAAGTACAAGGGAAGATGGATCATCTACTGCATACTCGAGTGGCGGTACTTTGGCAATAGCTGGAACTGATTGGGATAATGCTCGAATAACTGAGAATTCAAGAGGGTTTTATTACGAAAGAAATAGTACTACTGGTTATGTTTACAATTCTGAAACCGATTCCTATGACACGGTTTTAGGTAAGTCGTACGCCGGTACGGTAGATATACACGTAAGATTAGATGCGGTAGACGGATTCGTAAGGGTTTATTATGATAATATACTTAAATACGGCAGATCCGGCAGCGTATTAATGGGATCAAGCGATATAACAGGTTCACAGATAAGAGCTATTTATATGGGCGCAGCTGATTATATTGCGAGCAACAACGGACAATACTATATTAATGAAGTGGTTATCGCGGATGAAGACACGAGGTACTCGAAAGTTTATCCGCTAACTTATGATATAGACGGTAGGTTTTCTGACTATGAGGGGAATCTTTCTGATGTAAACGGGGTCTCGGAAACAGGCTCACAGATTATCATGTCCGGCTTAGAATCAACTGCTACATTTAAGGATTCGCCTAAACTAAATCTTAATTTGAACTCTGACGAATATGTTCGTGCAGTCCAGACTAATGTAAGGGCTACTGCTGAACCGGGATTTGATGTTCGATTAGATCACGTATTCGATGATAGTGATGGAACCGGAATCACTGAAGCAGGGCTCGGCCGCTTAATTCCATTCGATTCTGCTGGTATCGGGCAATATAGCTGGATTTTTGATAACAATCCAGCAACAGGATCAGGTTGGGTTGAAAGTGACTTCGAAGTTTATGACTTTGGATTTAGAACCAAAGCGCTGGCTTGAGTATAAAAAATGACTATCCTTTACGCGAATCATTTAAATTATAGATACGATCCAAGAAGATTTTCTGCTTCTACTGATTCCGCTATTCCTGTTACCAGTAACATAGGGGAAAGTACTTCTTCCGAAACTGGGGGAGGAATAGATTCAATTCTCTATGGTAACGAGGTGTATCAAGAGAACCAATGGACAGGTGGAAACCACGCTGGATGGTTTTACGTAGGTCCTGAATACAGTCTATCTGATGGATGGTATCACTTTAAGTGGTCTACGAATGCCGGAGCCGGGATCGATTGGCTAAGTCAAGCTGATGGAACGCAAGCGTCTTTTATTACTTTACTCG